TGACATCCGCGCCGCCAATCTTGAGAGCGGTCAGGTCGGGCGAGATGGCCGTCGTGCCGTCCAGCAGGTTGTCGAGGCTGTCTAGGTTAGTGTTGAGCTTCGTACCCCATGTGTCAGCGGATGCGCCGACTTCTGGCTTGACGAGGCTGTATGTGGTTGTGGTCGTGTCGGCCATTTCGCTTCCAATCCGTTGTCAGTGTGGCTCAGAGAGCGCTTAATTTAAAGCGCATCTTGCCACGTTTTGCCGATTGAGGCAACGGGCGTCCAGATGCCCGTTGCGTTGCTCGCCGCCACCCAAGCCCCGCCAGAATCGCCCGCTGGGATCCAGGTGCCCGCCGCGCCGCCCGCTTCGGTCCATATTTCTGAATTCGGCGGAAGCGGCTCCCACTTTTCAATGGCGCTGCCTGTGAACGTCAGAGCAGAGGCAATCGAAACGCTACCTAGCCTCACCCTGACGCAGCTTAAAGACACCGATGACGTTGCGGCTGCCGCAACGTGTATCTCGTAGACTGCCAAAGCTGTAGCTGATGTCGTGAGCGCTGCGGATGTCGCTGCTGATGCCTGACTCACCCGCGCAGCCGATGAAGCCACTGATAGCGACGGAGAGGCCGCACCAGAGCCGAGGCGTATGCGTAGAGCGCTAGGCGTCGGGGTGAGCATTGCTGACGCTGTAGCGTCCACGCTGCGGATATTGATGGTGTCAGCTTCAGCCGTGGCAGCCGCGTCAATCTGACACGACGCAGAAAGGGCGTCGCCAACCGCGTAGCCCTCAAGCCAGTAATCAGGTTCAACGTAATACGGCGCTACCATCTGGATGCCTTACCCCAGAAGCACATCAAGCGTCAGAGCGGTCAACTCTTCCGGCGTTGAAGCAGCCTCAATGCGCGCGTCCGAAGTTACGTTGCGAAGCGATTGCTTAACGCTCGCAATCCCTTGCTGCGCAGCCGTGTCCGCGTCTTCGAGCGCCTTCATGTAGTCAACATCCAACGCCTCCAAGCGGGGCGCGCGCTCTGCACGAAGGTTGTCGCGGTGAATGTCACGAGCAGCAGCCATGTCAACTTCCACTGCACTGCCGTTAAACTGCCAAGCGCCCCGAAACGTGCGGTCCTGCGGCACGGTCAGAGAGGCGGGGTCACGAACGTCGCCGTTAATGTTGATGAGCGTCTGAGCCATTACGCGGCCTCCTGATTGATTTTCCAAGCGTTACGATACGATTTATCAGTCGGCACCAATTCTACAGGAACAATTCGCAAAATACTACGGTTACCCTGATAGTCGCGCCACACCCGTGGCGGGATGTCCTTCGTAATCAGATACTCCATCGCCTCTTCCTCAGTCATGGCCGGGACAGGCGGCGTCTCGTGCAGCGAGTGGCCGCGAGTGTGGCGGATAAAACCATCGCGCTCCTCGTCCTCGCGCAGCGCGTGGTAGACCTCGACAGGCGGCAGGATGCCACCGTGCATTGCCATAGCCAGCCATGTTGGACTTGGACGAGTTACCTTGGCGGGTTCGTCAGGGGCGGCAGGGTCTTCCCACAGGATCGCGTAATTGCCCTGCGGCAAGTCCTTGTGCTGATCCTTGAAGATCATCTCGCGTTCCCAGAGTTTGTGTTGGCTGTAGTTGATCATGCGTTTGATCATTTTGGCTGCCCCTTTAGCGGGTGATGACTACATTAACTAACGGGTTATCAGCAAGGGTTGCTGTGTTACTAATAATGATCCCCGCTGAACCCGCAAGCTGGGTTGCAATGCTTGTGGGACTCATGATCAGCTGAGCAATGGTGGCACCTGCGCTACCAGCCACAACGTAGTTGGCGTCATCCATCGCAGTAGCAAAATTAACCGTATAATTCCCCGCCCCGTTGTCCGTGATGCTGGACACGTTAAAACTCTCGCGAATGGCAACCGTCCCTGTGCCATTTAAGTTCACCCACGCCTTAGCACCAGCGCCGCCACCGCCAATGCTTCCCCAAGCACTGCCGTCATAGCCCTCAAAGGCTCCAGACGTTGTGTTAAATCGAAACAGTCCAGTAACGGCGGATGGTCTTTGCGCGTCTGTGCCGACAGGAACCTTAACAGCGCCTGTGCCAGCCACGTCAAGCGTTGCAGCAGGACTACTCGTCCCAATCCCCACCGATCCTGTGGAGGTGATGCGCATACGCTCGGAGCTGTTGGTCATGAAGCGGATTGGGCTTGCGTCAGTGTTCCCGAATGTCCCAATGCCGTTAAGCAGGCCAACGTAGGGAAAACTTGTCCCCGTCCCGTCGAAGCGAAGGTATGCGGCGGTGGAAGTCGTGCTTCTCAGCCTCTGGATGAGGCCATCGCCCAAAACGTCCAACAAAACCGCAGGACTACTCACCCCAATCCCCACCCGATTAGTCGCCGCATTTACCAACAGCGTGTTGGTGTCCACGGTGAGGTTGCCCGTGACGCCCAGGTTGCCCGTGACGGTGCCGCCGGAAATCTCCAGCTTGTCCGCGTTCAGGTTGGTAAAGTTCGCGTCCACCTCGTCGTGCGTGAGAGGTGAACCTTTGCCGGAGCGGGTCGTGATGCTGGTCATCTATCAATCCAATGTGATGTCTAGGTCGCCTGCTGGAACGCGGAGAACGTCACCCGTGTCGATGGCCTTAGATGCCGTCAGAGCCGCATAGGCGATCAGGTTGCCGCCAGTAGACGCATCGTAGACACCCACGTGGCTGACAGTGCCGTAAGACGCCGTGGCTGTCGGAAACTCAATTGCGGCGCTGTTTGAGGCTGTGTTGCCCGAAACAGTGAACGCGGCAGCCTGGCGAGCGTATGCCGTGCCAGACGTGCTGACTTCTGTGCCGCTGCCGTCTTCGTCAGGATTCGACGTAAAGAGCGCGAGATGCCACGCCGTGGGGCGCGTGGCACTGTCCCCGGTAAGCAACCAAGTCAGGATGCGGGTTTCAAATGTGTTTGAAAAGCTCATGATAGCCCCCTAATTTTCATTCGGCGACCAGAGCCACCATATTTGCTCTTTTCGCTTTCAGTATTTATAGCATCAATGGCGCTCTGATACAAAGCCGCCCACACAGTGGCGCGGGCGTCATCCTTGAGGTAGGGGGCCGAGTGAACCAGCGCGCCGTAAAGGTAGGCGTCCTGATACTGATCCAGCAGCCAGTTTGAGGCGTTGCTGTCACTCAGCGATGGGATGCGCGAGATGTAATAAAGCTCGACGTTGTATGTGCCATCCGGCACGGGGTAGATTTCCAACTCCCCCGCCGTCAGGGCGTAATACGATGGCGATCCGCTTGTGTTGAGGCTCTTGCGCTTGCGATCCAGCAACTCGCCCTGGCTAATCAACTCCAGAGGCTTTGTGTCACCAGATGTAACGTAAAACCGGATCACCTCAACGAAGTCAGCGGGGATGGCGCTATACTGCGTGTCCAACTCAGCCGCGCTGCGCTTTTCCATGCGCCAGTGGCGCACGCGGCGCTGAATGTCCGCCTCTGCCAGCGAAATGAATGTCGGCACTACCGCCGATAGGTCATCGCGGTTGAGGAAATCCGCAATAGCCGCCTTCAGCTCTGTGTATGTTGTGATCGGCATTACTGAACGCCTCCTAATAGGCCCTGAGGTTGTGGTGGCTGGTGCCCTTGGGCCATAGCCGATTCCACATCCAGCGCGCTAACGCCAAGCATGGCCGCAGCCCCGGCAGCGACCTCAGACACCATCTCTCCGAAATCGCCGACACGCTGCCCAACAGTGCGGTCAGGCTGAAACATGCGGTCGGATGCCATAGCGGCGCGCTCATTGGCGCGGTTCGGCGTCATCTCAGCAAGCAAGCCCACAGCTGGCCGAAGCCCAGACGGGACGTAATATTCAATGTCACGGCCAAATTCGTCAAGCGCAGCGCGCCGACGCTGACCAGCCTCGCGGCCAAAGAAATCCAATACGCCCACTACTTTTTGCCCTTCGGCTTCTTCGCTGTCTTGGCGGCCTGCTTGAACGCTTTAGCAGTCGGAGCGCCCTTGCTGCCGACCTTACGCATCTTCTCGCCAGACCCAGCGGCAATGCGCTTTTTCTTGGCGGCAATGTTGCTATACAGGCCCACTACTTGCGCCTCTTACCCAAGCACTTGCCAGCGCGCTTGCACGCGGCGGGGGTTGGGCAGCCCTTGCAGGTCTTGAACACTGGTGCTTTCATCAAAACATCCTTTTCAAAACTTATACCCGCGCTCAACGTAGGATCGGAAAGCCTGATCGGCTATCCCACTATTCAGAACCATGTTGGCAGTGTCCGGCCCATACATCTCAATCAAGTCCTCCGCAAAGCGCTGCATCGGGTCAACGTAAGCATTCAGGGGGTTCATGCCTGACCCCACGATGTTGCGCTGGGAAGTGGCGTTGACGGGCGGCATCGGGCCAACGTAAGCAGTCGCGGGGGTCATGCCTGACCCGTCGTAGTTGCGCTGAGGAGTGCCAACGTAAGCAGTCGCGGGGGTCATGCCTGACCCGTCGTAGTTGCGCTGAGGAGTGCCATTGACGGACTGCGTGGACAACGTGGGCTGCACGCTAGGACCGTAGAACGCCATGCGGGCCTTCTTACGCTCTTCGTCCTGTGAGCCGTAGGGCGATGCCACCAAGTTGCCCAGTGCGGAGATAAGCCCACCGCCCTCGAACTTGTCGCCCATCTGACCAGCGCCGCCGCCGTCAAACATATCAAGAAAATCTAAAAACTTACGTTCCGCCATCAGGCAATCCCCTTTAATTTTCGCCGCAGCGGCTGACCCCACCTTGAACCCCTGCCGCCCATCGCGGTCGCCGCGTCAGACGCCAACGTGAGGCAGACAGCATCAGCAAGATCAGGAGATGATAAAC